ACGGGAGACAGGTCGGGAGTTTCGAGTGGAACTGCACCTTTTACATTAAACGAAACCGCAAAAGGTTTTGATGTTTATTATGCTTTTTATAATTCAATTCAATCACCTGATGGAGGCACAACTTTAATTGATCAGGACGATGCAAGTGGGGTTGCATTTTGGAAGTTCAAACATCCGCTTGGGACTCAAAAACTTTCAACTCATGGTTTCTTTCCTAATCAACATTTAAACTCAAGTAATACTGCTTCAGGAAGTGTTGTAGCTCCTTATGTGGGTCGATCAAATAGACACATAAAACTAAATGAATGGATGGTTCCTGTTAATGCTGTAGGTGATTCAATAGGAGTCGGTGAGTATAATTTACATCTTAACCTCGAAGCAGAAACTTGGACATCAGGTTCAACACCAAGTTTGCCAAGTCATATCGTTTTTGCCCTTATGTCGCGATCTAGTGATTGGAGATCGGGTGACGGAACAATTAATAGTGTTAATGCTGTATCAAAAACTGCAACTACTAATCTTACAGGGACTCAAGCACATATTAATAATTGGGTTGCTGATGTTGATGGTTTGATTGCAGTCGGGTCTTACACAGGTTCTCCCTTTTGGAGAACCACTTATCCTCGTGACCCTATTAATAATACTGACTACTTAGGTAGAGGACAATTAGCACCCACTTTGGAGTCACAATGTCCATGTTATTGGAAGATTCCAATTAGTGGATCAGGGAGTACCATTTTTAATATTAATATAACATCTATACCTGATGATTGCGTATTGTTTTTCGGAATAACAAAAAATGATGCAGGGAATGCCTCAAAAGCAGTTTGGATAGATGAAACAACTTACGAATTTTTCGAGGTGTAAAAGCCTTTAACACTAAAAAATAAAATAAATTATGAGCCAAGCAACAGATTATACAGAGGAAGCTGTTCTAACAGGACTAGTTGGAGGAACAGACATAACGCTAAGTTCAGGTAAACCATACCTTGCACTATTTACATCAGCACCTAGTGATGCCGGAGGAGGAACTGAATGTTCAGGTGGAGCATACGCACGGATTCAAGCCGGAGCAACAAGTCAAGGAGATTTTGGAACAGCATCCGGAGGTTCGGTTACTAATGCATCTGAATTTCGTTGGGCAGACGCTACAGCAGATTGGGGTACAATCACCCACATCGCACTAATGGATTCTTCCACAGGTGGAAATATGTTGGTTTATGGAGCTTTGCAAACATCAGTCGATATTAATAACGGAGACATTTTTAAAATTCCTGCAAGCGGATTTACAATCCAAATGAGTTGAAGCTTTTTTGGATATTTGTTTTTTTCTTTTTTAGTAGTTGTAGTAGCTATAAATCCCTACTCCCCCCCACGCTCGCGGTAGTTGGTGGAGGAGTGGGGGCAGTTGCTACCGCAGGGTCACCAATGGGAGCCGGACTTGGAGCCGGACTTGGAGCCGGAGCCGGATCACTTTTACTACTAGATAAGTCAAAGGATCAGTCTGAGGAACTTGTAATTGAGGCGCTTACTAAAGATGGCGCGAATGCACTAATAAATGCGAAGCTAGAGTCTGCTAAAAATAATGGTTTTTTTGATGGAGTCTTAGAAGAAGTTTATGGTGTTTTAAAGCTTTGCGTTATTGGGTTAGCGTTATGGATTTTAGTTCCAATGTTGTACACTCATTATCATGCACGAAAAAATAAAAATGGAAAATAATTTAATATTTTATGCTCTTCAAATGGTAAGCGGACTTTTGTTTGCTGTAGGTGGATTTGTAATGAAGATGGCATTTCAAAAGATAGAATGTAGCACTAAAAGAATTAATAAGCTCGAAGTCGATATGGCACGAAATACTTCAGAAAATGAAACCCTTTTTAAAAGGTTAGATGGGATTGAATCAAAGCTCGATAGATTAATTGAGCTTAGAAGGAATGGGTAAATTTAGGTCAGTTTTTCAATACGATGATCCTTTTGTTGAAGATGGAGATATTTCTTTTATTGGTCTTGATCAAATTACTGAGCCTACAAGATTGGAACCATCTTTGGTTACAGAAGCAGAAAATGTTAGAATAGAAGAGGGAGTAGCTAAATCGCGAGGTGGACTAAAATTAATGTTTTCGTCTTCTGTTTCGGTTAGCCCTAAAGCACTTACTCAATTGGTCACATGGTCACCTCCTTTGGGGACTGAAAAGTTAATAGTGATGGGTCTCAATGAAGACCAATATTACATAGACGATACAACACTCTCAAATCCAACATCAAATGTAGCTTTTATTCAGGAATATGCTTGGCAATTTAGGAACACCTCTTTCCCGTCTCGAACTCCTGTTTTTAATCATGCCTTTAGAGTTATACAAGCTTACGATCAATTAATTATATTTCCTTCTTATGCGTCCGGAGTAAGACCTTATATTTGGTATGATGGCATAACTTTTAGTGGGTCAGTAAATCGATGGAAACCTTTGGACGCAAATCATACAATGTACCTTCAGGATTCAACAGCTAACCCCACAGCACCACATTATGTTGACCTGTCCGGAAACCCTAGTTCGGTTCCTGTTCAAGACCCAAGCTTTATGGTTTGCCCACAAGCACCATTTGGAATTTATTTTCAAAATAGGTTAATTGTCCCTTGGTTTGATGACTCACCAACATCAGTAGCAATTTCCGACTCCTTTGAAAATAATTTATTTAAGAAATCAAATGCATTTTTTTTAAACAAG